AACTTCGCTCCCGTCTTCGTTTGCGGAGTTGACGGCTTTGTATTTGCCGGTTGCCGTAACCTTGCCCAATACAGTTCCCCTTTTAAGCTCGCCCTGTCCTGCTTCAAGAGTTACGCCCTTGACCAACACGGGTATTTCATGCCCGGCAAAGAGATTATCAGGGGTAAAAGAACCGAGATTTTGAACCAAATTAGCCATTATCTTGCCCTCCTTTTATTTGCAAATTCGGCTATTGCTCTTGCAACGGCCTCCTTTTCGTTTTTATCGCCTTCCTGCGGTTGCGGTGCTATGTTTTTGGCCTGAGCAAGGTTATCTGTCAGGTCTTTCATGTATTCCCTTCCCATCTGCTGCTCCAGCTTAACCGCCTCGAATGCAAGCTGCTCGGCAGTCATGGCCTTTTCGTACTTTGCCGACACCACAAGATTGTCAGGGATCGTCTTGGCAATCTCGTCTATGGCCTTCATACGCTCCCGTTCCTGTCTGATACCGGCTTCGAACAGCTGGTTTGCAAGATCCGGAAAGGCAGCCTTAAGTTCATCTACTGTCTGTATATTCATTTTCTCGCCCTCCTTTTTAGGCAATGCATCTTCACTTTTTTCTTCTTCCCATGGCGGGACTCGATCAAACTGTTTATAATGACTTCCCAAATGTTCCTGAACTTTTTCAATGTCTGCGCTTGGGATATCTGACTGAGGTAACCTGGCAGCCGCGTTTGCCACACCTCTCCACACGACTGCACCGTCGCTTGGCCTGTGGTGAGGCAGCTTAAGGTCGCTGTATCTGTCAGGTGGCATGGATGCAGCCCATGCAAAGTGCCCGGCTATGCGCCTTTTCTCTGCATCGCTTAACTCCTCCCACTGCTTATCGGTGAAATCCGATAATGCAGGGGCCTCCCATGGTTCACCTTCCGGTGCTTTCTCTCTTGAAACATCCTTTGGGGCTACGCCATTGACCACCTCCGGCATCCTTGGGAATGTCTTAAACCTGGACATGTCATGGCTGACGCTGTTTACAACCAAAATATTGCCTTTCGATTCAACCGGTACACTCTCGAACATAATTTCATCCGCAAACCCCATCTCCATCGCCTCTTGCCCCGTCATCCATGTTTCCTCGTCCATCATCTTTGACAGAGTGTCTCTGTCGAGGCCCGTTTTCATCGTGTAAGCATTAATGATCGATCCTTTAACTGCATCAAGCTGCTCTGCATACTTTCTCATTTCATCAGAAGTTAAGAAACCAAATGCAAAAAGAGCAGGATTATGGATCATCATCATGGCGTTGGATGGCATTTTTACCGTATCTCCCGCCATTGCGACGATGCTTGCCGCACTGGCTGCCAGGCCGTCTACGATCACGGTTACACCCGCTTTATGGCTTTTTAGCTGCGTATATATTGCATGTGCAGCAAAAACATCACCGCCTGCAGAATTTATCCGTACCGTGACAGCTTTGTTCTTAAGGCTTTTCAATTCTTCATAGAATTTCTGCGGTGTAACGGTATCGCCTGCATCCGCCCACGGCAGATCAGATGCTATATCACCATATAAAAGAAGTTCCGCTTCCTCTTCCGAAAGATTGCGGAACTCCCAGAATTTTTTGTACAAGCTCTACACCTCCTTTCATGATTATTCCGGTATTGTCGGCATCCCGGCCTGCTTCATCAGCTCATTTTCTCTCTTGAGCTGTTCTATGTTTTTATCGAAATCCCTCCCTGTAAGCTCCACTGTTTCGCTTTCACGCGTGGACAGGCCATTTAAGATCCTCAGTTGTGCAGCCTGCACCTCTTTAACAGGGTCTACCTGTCCCGGTGCAGGACCATACCAGTCCGCACGGCTCCATGCCTTCGCGACTATAAGGTCGGAAAAGAAGCCGGGTGCTTTTATCTTCCCCTGTGCGATCCTTTCGGCAAGCCAAACCTCATAAACAGGCTGGCAGAAATCATGGGCAAACCATGACCTACGCATCCTGAAGGCATCCCATGCCTCAAGCAAGGCTGCCCTGCTTGCCGAATAGCTCGCGTTAAAGCTCTTCGTCAGCAGTTCGTACGGGATCTCAAGGGCTGCCCCTATATGTTTTGTAAGCGACGTAATGAAAGCGTCAAAATTGGACGACGGCCTTTTAGGGTCTGCGGTAGCTATGTCGTACCCAGGCGGTAAGGCGTTGATGGTGCCGGCCCCCAGCTCGAAGGCATCGGGATCAAAATCAACCTTGTCCTGCGGTGATATGGCTTCTGCTAACGGGAAGTCGCCAATAGGTATTTGCCCTTCCTTGATAAAGACAGTAAAAAAGCCGGTAACAATTGCTGCCATAAGTTCTGCTTCCGTATATCTGGTTATCTGCTTCAGCTCCTCCACAACCGGAGCGAGGTACGGTACTCCCCTGTATTGCTCGCACCTTTCAGGTTCCATAACACAAAGGACATTCGGCCTGCCGGTAGCCTCGCTGAAGGCGTCTATGCGCTGCCATTCCATAATTTCAAGAGGATTTGCAGGATCGTTCTGGTATTTGTTAGAGATCCAATAGGCAACCACAGCGCCTTCATCGTCTATTTCAACGCCGTTGATGATCTTGTTTCCGTTGTCGGGATTTATCTGAATCGTGTTTGTGCCGAAAATTGAGCGATATTGCTGAGGAGAACTGACCCTATCCGCTTCGATGAGATGGATGCGCAGCGAAAAAGGAAAATATGGCTTCGGTTCTACTGTTTTAAGTAATGCCCAACCGTCACCATTCAGCAAAAAGGACATAAAAAGCAGCGACTGCATCTCATAAAAGTTATTAAGCCTCGTTGCGTCGCAAAATTTGCTTTCAGCCCATGCATTAAACTGCCGTTCTACGTTTTTCTCCCATTTATCGGCCTCTTCCCTGCTTATGCCCAAAAATTCTGCGTCTATCCTGCTTCTTAGCTTCAGGCCAACACCAATCACGTGCGACCTTGGCGTTACGATGGCAGACCGACCCAGCGCACTGCCCATAAACAGATCCCTGGACCTCTGCCGCAAGACATCTACATTCATGTCTATGTCGGCCTGCGGGCTGCTGGACCAGGCCTGCCATCCTCGCATGGACTTCTTGCGCAAGGAAGCGCCAGATTCGGAATATCCAGTATCAAAAAATTGAAGCGCCCTGCGTGCAGCCTGGCGCTTTAGTGCCCTTTGCGGGCTTATGTACGATATGATTTTATCTATGGCATTCATGCCGGCCCTCCTAAATATCTCTCAAAACCACCCTTTTACTGCCAATAAATGACCCGGAAAGCCTGGCTTCAAGTATATTTTTCTGCTGCTCCAGTTCGTTAATGTTCTTTTGTACCTGCACAAGATCGGCCCTCCGAAGCGTCCTTGTGCCTATTCTGTATTCCTGCCCCTGCAAAATTGCCAGTTCCGCATCATAGTATGCCTGCAAGCGCTCTTTTATCCTCTCAAGCCTTTCTTGGATGCTCTCCATGCCGTCGCACCTCACAGATCATATTTTTTTATGCAGCCATAACGTCTCTTCGGCTGCTCTTGAACCTTAATTTGTTGAGACTGCGGTTCTTGAGATTTGCAGATCCTCTTTTCAAGCGCGTCAAAGTCAGGATTCATCAGACGTAAGGCTGCAAGGTTATAAACACGAAGGTCAAGCGGTTCATTTCTCTTGTCAGAACTGATATTTTCCCAGGAAACGACTATCCTGCCTTTGACCTTTCGTATAACCTGGCGTTCGGATATAAGTCCCTTGAAGTACTGCTGGTCATATCCACGCTCTTCCTGCAGAGGGAAATGGAAATATTTTGGTCCAGGTTTCTGTATTTTAATGCGCTGGATCACGGCCGCTTTCCCGGAATCCACGCCAAGAAGCACGAGAGGCAATCTGTATTTGTTGTTCCTAGATATCTTATAGACCAGTGGAATACCGGATCCTCCCTGTCCTCGTATCGGGAACACACGCATTTGAAGCCTCTCAAGGCAATACCTGTAGACTTCATCAGTGAAGTGACCGCCCGAGTCAACGCAGGTGCACGAAACGCACATACCGGTTCCGTCTTTTCGCTTCCATGTCTTGTTTATCTTCTCATCCAACTGCATCCATGTGGCCTGGTCGTCGGGCCTTCCCCAAATTATGCCCTTTTCTATGCCCCATAACTCTTCATTCCGGCCCCATCCGGCAACTTCGTACTCAAGACGGTCATCCTGAGTATCGACCGCCATGGTAAGCATCAAAACACCATCAGGGACTTCCGCATCGTATTTCTCGCGCCTCGACATGAGCACGCCTTCGTCCTCTATGTCGCCCCGTTCCTCCCAAGTCTCGCCCAAAATAGTGTTGACAAAGACCTTAAACCGCTCCGGATCGTCTTTGGATTCAAGAAATTCCTGTATTATGCTCTTCCAGGAGTGCCATGGAGATACAAACGAATTGAGGTGAAAGCTTTTGATACCGTTGGTCACTGCCAATGGGTTTTCGGCTATCCACTCTGCAGGCTGCCTTTTCATCGTATATTCGTCAAATTCGTTATGACAATCAGGGCATCTCCATTTAACTTCATCCACGATATATGTCTTTTTGCCCGCAATTTCCTCAGATCTGTGCTTAAACCTTATGTCCCGCAGCTCTATGAAGTGATAATTACCGCATCCGGGGCATTTAATACAATATTTTTCCCTTGTCCCAAGTTCATATTCGGCCTCAATCCTGGAGGCCCCGCGTATGGTCGGGGTAGAAGTAAATATCTTCTTGCGATTCCAGAACGTTATGGTGCGTTTCTCGGCTAACGATATCGGATCGCCTTCACCCCCTGCGCTTGACGGGTACCTGTCTACCTCGTCGCACAGAAGTATGCGTATCGGTCGGCTGGCCAGCCCCGCAGGGCTGTTGGCTCCGCCCATAGCAAGGAAGCCACCCGGGAAAACTTTCATCAAAATAGTGTTGTTCAGGTCTCTTGTCTTTGAATCCGCCACTTTGCAGCTCAAGACTTCCGTGTCTTTTATCATGGGGGTTATACGGCGCTTGGAGTAATCCTGTGCGATGTCGATGGTAGGCTGTATCAGAAGTATCGGAGCAGGGTCAACATCGATGTAATAACCTATGATATTGTTTAGTATCTCCGATTTGCCTACCTGGCTGCTTGTCATGATGACTACTTTTTCGATTCGTGGATCGGTTACGGCATCCATAATCTCTCGTTGATATGGTGCCCTGTCGGTCCTCCATTGGCCCGGTTCTGCCGAATTCTCCGGCGAAAGCTTTCTGTATGCGTCTGCCCATTCGCTGACGGTAAGCTTAGGCGGAGGGGCAATGCTTTTCGCTATTTTACCGAACAGTTTCGCTGTCTTCGTCAGAGTCATCGTCTTGCTCATCGCCATCATCCTCAACTGCAAAAAGTGCAGGATCATAATCTTTAAGCTCTGTCAGGGCTTCCAAAATCTCATCTTCAATAATACTGCTTATCTCAGCCAGGTTATTAAGGCTTATCAGCTTTGGAGCTAATTTTTGCGGAATGCCCAAAATGCGGTTTCTAAAGATCGTCAACATATTGGTCATAATCATTTCAACGTCAGCGGCATCGTGCATCTGGTTCTTGAGCTTGGACAACTTAAGCTCTGCCATTTCACGTTTGGCAGCCTCATGCTTTGCCCTCTCTTCCCAATAGATCGACTTTGCTTCCTGTCCTTCCTTGTCGGTCTTGCCTGTCCTTAGAAATTCGATGTATTTGCTTATATTCGGTTCGAGAGGCCAGCGTCCAGGCGCTCGCCTTTCCAAGACGCCTTCTTTGGCAAGCTGGTTTATATATCTTCGCGTTACGCCAAAGAGCTTGGCCAAAACGTCGGTATTGACAATTATGCCGGAGACATCTGTTTTAACAGACATATTAACCACACCTTTATACAATAAAAAACACCAACGCACCTGTTTAATGCGTTGGTGGACGGAACTCTAGTGAAATTTTTTTGACACC